TTTTAAGTAACGTTTATATTGTCATTAGTTGAAACTACTTCAAATGTTGTATTTGCTACAGACGTAATCAATGAAATAGACGCATATGTATGGTTGATAGGGATTCTTATGCTTCCACCTGCCACACCTGGAACTTGACCAAATCTAAAGTTTTGACCTGCTTGGGCATTGATTCGCCATCCTCCAGCGCCTTCACCGATTATCTTAATTACCGACCCTAGGGGTGAAACTGCAGGTAATGTAAAAGTAGTGAGTCCGGCATTAGTATTCACATAACCATGATTATTAGTCATAGCGACTGCCGCACCTGCTTCACGCGACCACGTTATACCTGTTGCACCTGAATTATCGACCGCTGTCCAGACTGCTTGACCTCCTGCAAAACTAGACAGGATATAAATAGTATTTGTTAGTTTGTTAACCCAAACACGCCCGATGGATGCTTTATCGTTACCAGTCGGATTGCGTTTTGATGCTATCGGCGGATCAAAAACACCAATAAGTGGTTGGTTTTGTCCATAAGAGGATAAATTGTTTACATTTTTAGACATTTCTAATTCTCCTTTTTAAGAATTATGAGATTTGAAAACCTGTGATATAAGTGTCATACGCTACTAAAGAACAATTTTTTACACCCGTACCAGATTGAGATTCAAAGCCAAAGGATACTTGTTGACCAATCGTTAGTTGTATATTAGTTGTTAGTTGGGATATATCACCCTGTGTTCCTTGCATATCACGTGTAATTATCGGCGTACGAGTCAATATATAAGTTCTTCCAGGTGCATATATATTGAGAGTATTTGTGTAATGAAAAAATTGTGACCCTGCTGAAGGTGAAACAGACAACGTAAATTGATATATCCCATTAACTGGAGCAACAAATCGTGCCGGATTAGTATTATGGCTAAATGAATTTGTTGTATCATATGATTCAGTAAGATCTGGTCCCTTGAATAAATATGTTGAGCCATCGCCAGAAATATTAACTTTTGGTGCATTTAGTTGTGCAAAAAATGCTGCCTTAACGCCACCTACACCTGAATTAGTAATCGTTATTGAGTTAGCTGCATTAGTTATTGATATTCCCGTACCAGCTGTAATATTACGCCAAGCGGGAGCTGCGCCGCCACCAATAAGTACTTGTCCATTAGTACCAGCTGATGATCGTATGAGACCAGTATTTGTATTAGATAATATGCCTGGTACATTAAGCGAGTCTATAGTTGCATTGAAAGTTACATTTAAATGGCTACCAATAATAGTCCCGCCTGATGCGACGATATTACCATTAAAAGCGGATATATCACCATTTTCAGTGAAAAAAGCTAAATGACCAATTTGGGAATATGATCTAAATCCTGTCTCTAAATTATTAGAAACTATCGTTCCAGCAGCCGATATTCCAGCATGTGTACTCGAAATAGAGCCTCTAACTGCCATGGTGCCACCACTTACATCAACATTACCAGTAGTGATAGTAACATTGCCACTGCTAACTGTTAAGCCATTGCTTGCAGTCATTAAATTATCGGAGGTAACTGACGATGCCCCAAAAGTACCTGGTAGAACAATATTATTATTAAGACCTATTGTTATTGAATTAGCTAGATTACCTACAACTATTCCATTGCCAGCTGTAAGATTACGCCAAGCGGGAGCTGCGCCGCCACCAATAAGTACTTGTCCATTAGCACCAGCTGATGATTGTATGAGACCAGCATTTGTATTAGATAGTATGCCTGGTACATTAAGTGAACTGATAGTTGCAGTAGTCTCAACAATCAAAGTTTTGCCAGAAACTCTACCATGAACAGTTCCTAAATTGCCATGGACAGTTGCTATATCGCCATAGGTAGTATAATAGGCGAAATGTTCTAGCGCTGCATATGATACAAATCCTCCAATTGTACTAGTCGTTGATATTATTCCAGAACAAACAATATTGGCAACTCCACTCATATTCCCTGTGATGCTGATATTACCTCCAACTGTAACTATTCCTGTTGTTACTACTGTTGCGCAATTAATAGCACCCGATGAAACAACATTAGCGGCCTGAAAGTCGCCTGGAATAGTGACATTATTGGGCAATGATATAGTTACCTTATCATCTTCAGCTGCTGTAGTAACCTTATTGGCAGTGCCAAAAACCTTAAGTACACCAGCAACAGGTACAGCAGCCCCCACATCCGCATCAAAGCTTGCAGCATTCCCGACTGTGCTTAATGTTACAGCGTTTGCATGTGTATTGTATGCTACAATAACATCGCCTGCAGTGCCGAGAATAGATATAAGACCACCAAGATCTGGTCCTACGTTATTATCAAGAGTTCCATCGCCTAAATACTGGACGCCGGCTCCAACTGGAGGTGTTACAAATAAAGAACCTGATTGTGACATATCATTCCTCCGAACCGTAGAAATATGTCATGTAAACACTACCAGAAGCGGGACCAGCAGCTTCAAGCCATTTGACATAGAATTGTGTTCCTTTTGAAACATAAAAGGACATGCCTTGTGCCGATTGATTTGACATGATATCAAGTAACATGAATGATCGTGAACCTAAGGGAATATGATCATCTACACCATTTTTTGATATCCACAAATCACCATTCGTAAAATTCTGCAAAAGAATCATGCGTGCTCGGTTGCTAATAGGATTACCCAAAGTGGTATAACCTACGACAATGGCATTCCATAATTTACTTGCTGCGGGGGCTATTTCTAAACGTATAGAAGTTTGTATGCCCATTAGACCTCCCAGTAATAGGTATAACCTACTAAAATTACTGAACCAGCGTTAAAATCTTCTTCATTATCAATACTAAAAATGGTACCTTTGGGGAATAATGTAGTTCTCTCGCTATATGAGTTAAATTTCTGAGTATCGATATGTAATGGCATTTCAGAAAATATAACATCAGCCGCGTTTCCATCTATGTATAAATATGCAGCGCCAAATTTTAGGTTATTATAAATCGAAAGCCTAAATATCGGTGCTGTTAATGGTGGGCAATAGACCATTGGATTAATGGGAAAGAGGGCCCCATCAAGTATACATGTAGGCAAAGCGCGTGCTCTATTTTTGATTTGCATTGTTATTCCACATATGTATACCCTGATATACAAAATATTCCATCATCAGGTCTTCCACGTACATATATGGAAGTACCTTTAGCAATACTGTTAGATCTGCCAGAATATGGAGCATTGCTCTGAAATTGAATTTCGACTACAGAATCTGGAATTGATACATCATGAGTTGTTACACCCTTATCGTATGATAGATAAATAATCGAATCGCTACTATTAGTAAACCGTACAAGAAAACATGATTCTTCGAGACTATCAGTTACAACATGCCAAACTACTGGGTCGAGATCATTGGGATCATAGAATAATAACTCAATAGCACGTGCTCGTGTAAGATTACTCATCTCGCTCGCCAGAAATTTCTTTATTGGTTTGTGGCTTAGCTTTTTCAATGGCATCAGTCATTAAATCATTAATCTTTTTCAAAAAGTCCCAACCAGCCTCATAGGTATCGCCCAAGGGAGCTCCAACAGGTAATTCCATTCTAAAAACAAATTCACCTCGTTTAACTTCTAATATAACTGTTGATTTAAGTTCCATTACGTCTCCTTTTTAAAAACGTGAATAATATATTAAGTAAACTATTATGCCAATGAATAAAATGTGGAAAATGCAATCCGTGGTCAACAATATGAACAGATCATTGTAATTGATATTAAAACTGTGAAACGTTTGCCAGTAGTTAAAATTATTACTAAAAGATGCGCTAGCACTAACGAGATCGGACGAGGCACTGTTTCCCCATACCATTAGTCCACAAGATTGAACAGAATGATATATACAAAAAAGACACGACAAAAGTAACAACATTTTCATACATTTCCTAACATTGTCTACTTCTATATATAGTAAAGCATGAATCCAGTTTAAAAAAAAAGCTTTACTTAAATGTTACCATTTTGTAGTATATTTATACCGTTTATACTATTTATACCAAAAGTAGGAGTATTTGTGAAACGTGAAGAATTGAAATCTACGGTTAAAGACAGTACTTTCCTCCGCATAAAAGTAGAGAGACAGTTCCTTATCGAAGTAAAAAAACATGCTATTGAGAGACGCATCTCAATGCGGCAGTATGTGATTGAGGCCCTTACGGGGAAGATGTTAAAGGACAAAAATTATATTTGAGGGGTTGTTATTATGACATATATGCTATCTGAATAAGATAGGCGTTTAAACACTGCTGTAAATAATGGGACTCGAATTTGTAGTCCCATGTTTGAAGTAGGTCGAACTAGTTTAATTTTAAAGATACCAGTAACATTTATGGAGAATTTATGTGGGTAATAGAACACTTGATCATTTGTATGTTTATCGCTTGGGTATTATCGTAAACCACCTTTGATAATTCTACCTTTTGTTTGTTTTGTAGATTGTTTTGTAGGTTGTTGCCTAGAAGGTTCAGTTGCTGCTTGTTCAACTTTTGTGCCTAAAGTTGTTATTACGTTTGCTGTCTGTGCTACACCTTGCTGGGCTGCCTTTATTAGTTGTGGAGTATATTCCTTAAATAATTGTGGGTATTTCTTAGCAATATTTCGAGCAAGAGAAACTTCTTTATGAAGATTTTGCAATATAATTCCTGATCCTGACGCTAGGACTGCTAATCTTTTATCAAGTCCTAATGCACCAAGTATAATACCTGCCGAGACAACACCAAATTTATCCTTCGCGAATCCTAATGCTTTTTCTATATTTGATGCAACTTCTTTCTGTTTAACAGGAGATTTAATGATGTCATTGTAAAGTGGCTTGTTTCCATCTTTTATAGAACTTCTAATAGGATCAGTTATATCATCGAGAGATTCCTTATTAATATTACGAATCTGACTCTTTTTTTGTTGTATAAATTCATTGCGTTGTTTCTGCATCTGTTTAAGTTCTATTGTCGATGTTTCACCACGCTTAAAATGTTCATAATGTTCGGGGCCAAATGTTTCAATGAATTCATCAAGTGCTCCCGTGACCTCTTTAAGTTTATTTTTAACACCAGAAGGGATATGTCTTGTATATACTGCTTCGTTAATATTTTTACGCGCTTCTTTCGCTTGACCAATAGTTAATTTCTTATTTTTGATGTCACCTGCAACAGATTTAACACGCTCCATAATAGATGATTTTTCAGGCTGTGTTAGTCCAGAACTAATATTATTACTTATGTCTTTTAATTTGTTATATAATCCAGTAGCATCACTTTTTTGAGAATGTGGAATAGTTTCTTGTGCTTTTTTGTATGATTCATGCTGTTGTTGCTTAACATCTTTGATGCGAGTATCATACGCTCTCATTTCATCGGTAGCAGAATTGATACGCTGTGCTTTATCGCGATTGAACATTTCTGGCAATGCTTTTGATGGACGTAACTTTTTAACTCCTATTTGAGTGCCTGTAGAACCTGCAAAACCACCTCCGAGGCCTCCAATTGCTCTACCTACTTCTTCGTCACCAACTCTTTTACCAATAGCGCCGCCTACTTCACTACCAATATAACCACCAGCAAGACCACCAAGCGATGATGCTAGAAATGCTAATGGTCTACCAAGACCACCAGTCGCTGCGGCTAAGGCTAACTCTTTAGCTGCAAATTGTGGTAGCTCATCGCCCTGCTTGTTCTCAGTCATATATTGAGGCAATATAGATGCTGCTTCTTCATGTGCTTGTTGTGATGTTGGAATTATATGCCCTAACAAATTTTTAACTGACTCTGGTGCACCAAGTTTACGGGCGCCTAATTCAACTAGGTTGCCTAAACCACCTAAAGAACGACCCATTTCATAAAGAGATGCAGGAGTCTTTGCTACGTTGCGAGCTATGTATTGTGGGGTCGATTCTTGTTCTTCAGTCAAAGGTCCTAGGTACGGTTCAAAGCCTTTTGATTTATTACTAGTATGTTGAGGGGTAATATTTTGCTTAGATTGTGAACCAATAAGACCGCCGCTTACTATTCGTCCCATTACATATCCTTCCATGTACCATTCTTTAATACAGAGCGTTTTCCATTCTCATCTTCATAGATGGTATTTTCAGTGTAATATTTTGGATAATTCAAAGGTTCTTCTTCCGCCATATCATATTCAACTAGACGTTCAGGTAAATCAGTCGGATACCTACCAGTTTTCTTATCGCGCAATGAGACCTTAAACCTCTCTCTGTCTTTAGATTTTCCATACTCATTAATATAGTTCTGTAAGGATTCTTGAATAGTCTCAATAGGTTGCCCAATACCAGTTTTGCCTGATTCAGCCAACTGATAAAGATGTTTAGAGGCTCGCCCACCACCTTTTTCGGCAGATTTCCGTACTAATTCAGCTTGAAGTTGCATGAAACGACGAACTTTAGGATTATTAACCCACATTTTTTTCAAAGGTTCTGGAACATTTCCCATAATTAGTCCGGGGAACTCACCTTTGTAGTTGTTTGCTATATCGAGCATTTCGGATGCTATCTCTTTTTCTTTCTTTATTCCTTGGAATTTCTCTCTATCTTCTTTAAGGAATGGTTGCAAGGCCAGTTGATCCTGACGATACCCTTTTTCTTGAAACTCGCTACGCTTTTCTTGAGATTCGCTCTTTTTGAATGCAAGGTTTTCGTTAAATTGTTTATTTTTGATTAACGTCTGACCTGTCTGCATCAATCTATTGCTCGATAAATTCTTTAGCTCATCGGCTGATACTTGAGGATTACCGCTATTGGCTTGAAATTGTTGCCCAATTTGTTGAGGTTGTTGACCTTGAAGTTGTTCATCTTGAAGTTGTTGCCCAATTTGTTGAGGTTGTTGACCTTGAAGTTGTTCATCTTGAAGTTGTTGTCCAACTTGTTGAGGTTGTCCTTGTTGATTCTGGTTGCCATTAACCATAGAGGCAAATATTCGTGCTATTGGTTCATTACCTTGAGACTGTAGTTGTTGTGTTACATACTTACTTAACAGCGCAGGATCTGCGTTTGATAGTGATAGACGCTGCTCATTAGACATATTTGGCAACATTGATGACAACGCTTGATAGTTCCTTTGTTGTTGTTGTTGTTGTGTATATTGCATTTGTTGTTGTTGCATCTTCATCTGTTGTTTTTGTGTATACTGATTCATTTTTAAATTAGCTAATGCCTGAAAACCTGATTCCATACCACGACCTAACCCGCCGCCAATCGCTCCACCGAGCCGTTCTCCTGCACCCATCGTCTTTGGGAATACTATTGCCATATTATCACCTTATCCGCGGAAACCGCCGTTTAAACCAACTTGATAGTTACTTCTATTTAAACCTTGCATTTGGTTGCCGTATTGTTGCATTGGACTACCAAATTGTTGTCCTGCAGTATTGGAATTGCCAAACATACCCATCATATGCCCCATGCCGCCAGTTGCAGCAAGACCAAGGCCACTACTAAGACCACCAAGTAATGAAGATAGGCCAGTTTCCACCATACCTGGTACACGTGCATGCATAGCATTCTCATAACGCCTATTAAGGCCCATATTCATCAGGTTTTGCATCATAGGCATCATTTGAAGATTGTAATTCTTTTTCATACTTGCAAGACTTTCATCAAGTCCTGCACCAGCTTGACCTAATGATTGAAAAAAGGCTGAACTACGTTGTCCACCACTACCAAGACTTGAGAATCGTTCTGCTATGCCAGGTATAGTCTTTTGTGCGAATCCTGTACGAGCTTGTTCTTCAATAGGTGCAAAATCAAAGTTATTCATTGAACCTTGAAGGCCCTGTTGCAATGCTTGATCCATAGCATTATTTTGATTAGGACTATAATTTTGTAACTGTTCAACACGTTCAGGACTGCCCCACAAGTAACTATCGTTATTTTGACCATAGGGTTGCATATTGGATTGGTATACTTGATTTGCCATTATTCGCCTCTCTTTTCTATGTTAATATATCTTTAATAGAGTACTACTCCCCTCCCATAAAAAGAAAGATTAATATGGCCACATATGGACAACACAACGAACCAGGATTGTTTCTAGAGACTACAAGTGTGTTCGACATACAAACTATTTATCAGATGGATATCAATAGCCAACAGTTTAAAGAATTTCTTGTTGATCTTAGAAAAACAATGAGCAAAGTAAGTGAAGCAATCAACCTTAAAGACACAGGAATGTACCCACAAACAGAGTTTTCATGTGGGCAAACATATTTTCCTGATACAACATTAACATCAACAACACCACAAAAACCAACGCGACGGCAAGTATTTAGGAAAACATTTCCATGGCCCAGGACTTTACCTAATAGTGGGATAGACAATTTAGCTCATGGCATAGATTTTACATCTAATACGTACAAAATGACGCGTATCTATGGTGCAGCAACCCAATTAGTTCCCCACAAGTACGTACCAATTCCTTACATAACAGCAAATCTTGTAGAAATCATACAATTGTATGCCGATGGTACCAATATCTATTTGACAACGAATTTTAACGCATCAGCATATAATTATACATTCGTTACGTTAGAGTACATCAAGACCTAACTATTGGAATCTAGACGCGGTTGGCATAGCATAAATTGCCATAGCATTAAGAGTGAAGTCTGATAATGCATTATGATATGTCAACATTTGTTGAGTACTTAATGTAATACGTAGTTGTACTGCTTCTCCTTCTGCTTGGAAGTATACTGGATGCCAATACTGAGACTGTGATTGTTCAACAGGATTAGGTGTATATGGAAAGAAAGAGACTGTTTTCTGAGCAAAAGCTACATTAGTAACAATTGCAACAATTCCTGTTGTAAAATCGAATGATCCATTACCAACAGTAGCAGCCATTGGTTGCGGACCAGGGTCACTTGATATAACTGTAAACAATGCACTGCCAATAGTAGATTCTACTAAAAACTGTTGCCCAACTGCATAATAACCACCAGGAACAATTCTGGCAAAAAGACCAGCAATAGTTGTTGTACCAATATTTTGACTCTCATTGTCTCTGTAGGGTGTAAGTTCTAATATACTTGTTCCAATCAGAACATTAGATGCAATACCATCTTCTACTAAAGGTATATTACTATACGAAGGAAAACATTCTACAGTTACCTGACCGGCATCTCTATCAACAAGAAAATCAACTTTATTAATAAAGGCATTACGTGCTTCTTTTAGGAAGAAGTTGTACTGTTTAGTGAGAATATCTATTTGTGAAACACGCGTAATTGTACCGCCGCCAGTATAAATAGTTACATTTAATTCAGCTATTATTCCTATGTGATTATCATCAATAACAGTAAATCTAAATATACGATTGTTGAAATTAGTAAGTCCCTGACAATTCTCTATGAGAATAAACTCCTGCTCTCTTAAATTATGATTTATAACAGTTATTACATTATTGGTATTATCGATATTAGTTATAGATAGCCCAATCGAGTTTCTTGGATTCTCTTGATCTACGATAAAGGTAAACCCTTCTTGATTGCCAGCAATAATGAGTTTGGGATTGTTCGCTAACTGTCCAGAGTCCCATATATCAGTTGTATCTGCCCATGTTTGATCCATATTAGCCCATGTACGAGCATCTTGTTTTTCATAGTAACCGAATGCAGTAATAGAATCATCATTGTATGACCATGTATTAGATTTGTAGTTATATACGAGTATCCTGTTGGGAAACTTATACGTAGGTCTTTGTAGATATGTTGGATATACAATGGACCAATAGACCATTTCAGTGTAAAAATCTCTGACACCATGTATACGTTGTGTACCATCATTATTTGCATGAATATCAAAGACATCTTGTGGATTCTTTTCATCGATACGTTCAACTTGAGCACCATTACAGGCTTGAATACCCACGTTACCGATACCAAGTATTACTTTATCAAAGGATATTTGTGAGAATGTAGCCTCAGAGCCAAACTCATTGTTGAGCTGGTACCATCTGAAAGGGTCAACTTCGTTGCCCATATAGACAAGTTCCCATGTACTTGAACTAAAATAGACTATTAATCGATCTTTAAGGATAGATGCTGTTATAATAGATTGCCTTGTAGGCGCATCTCTCCAACCCCCCTTACCAGGTATGTCTTCACGCCATGCATCATCTTGAACTGGTGAAGCATTTTGACACCATCTAACTCTATTAACATGAACAAAAAATGCACCTGCTGCACCTTCAGTCTCTGTTGTATTCAACATTAAGAGTCGATCTTTAAAGGTAATGACAAGGCGTGCAGTCTCAATGAAATAATCTGTTGCTGGCAGTGTTGCGCGTGTTCTCGGCCGTAAATCAACCCATGCAACACCAGTCCAATATTTAACATGGTCAGTTGTATTATTATTAGTAACGTATAATAAATTATCCGCTGAATCATTACTTTGCCAGTTAGCGCCCCAAAAAAACTGAAGATCAGTACTTGTCCAGATACCTGCACCAAGTCGATTCCAACCACCAGCAGAGTGTAAATAAGCGTATTTCTGATCAAAAGCTATTACGGGATTATTGTTTACTGCCCCTGTTTCATAGGTACAGAACCCCATGACAGGTAATGAAGGGTACCAATATATTTGTGTTGCTGGAGTACATCCAACAAATGCATATGCACCTGTTGCAATATTGAATGTACCTGCGCCACCAGTAGCTAACATAGGAACAGCACCAGGGGTAACAATATCATAAATAGTAAATATCTGGTTACCTATCGAGAATATTTGACTTTCTGCGCCTCCAGCACCTGCACCAGGTATAATACCTGCAGCATTACCACCAGCAGTTGTTATACCAACATTAGCACCACCAGGCAAGGCATGTCTTAAACGTGTATACAGTTGTTGATACTCTAATGCTATAGAAGTATTTAAAGGACGAGCACCAAAACGTTTTCTTAAACGGCCTCGGAAATTGTAAACGTTGTTAAGTTCTGCATATGCTTCATCTGGAATTAGAAACGGTTTAACATCTGACTGTCGACCTTCAGTCATTGGCGCTATGAGAAATCTATTTTGTGCCATGGTTTATCCTTAATATGTTCCTATTGCAATCCAATTGTAATTAGCTACAGCTCCAACACCAAGAAAGTTAAGCGTATCAACTTCAAATTGATTAATATCGGAAGCCCTTAATTGAACTGCTCTATAATTATTACCTGGCTGATATTCTTTAGGAGTAAGGAATATAAATGGAACTGCAGTATAGTTCTGTGCAATAGTATTAAGATCGATTAATTGATAACCTACGTCATTTGTTAAACCAGTTCCAAATTTCATTAAAAGACCACAAGCAAGATAACAATATGAATTTGCACCAGCAGTAAAAGTCTTCATAGACAATGGTGCAGTATATGGAGATACACCACCATTACGTTTTATAAATAATTCGCTTAAACCTGAAAGAGGATATGGAGCTGCTGGAACTTTATTATAGATAACAAACTCACCAACTACTGATGCTGGTATTGCTGCTTGAACTGGAAATGTTACAGCATTGTGTTTCCCTATATTTGCTGCGAGACCATTAAATGTTACATGGTTAGCACCAAGTGCAATTTGTATTGCTTGAAAATTAGCTAGTATTTGCGGTTGTGATGCGCTGATTCTATCTGTTGCCGCAGGTATAGCATTATTATATGGCATATTATTCCTTTATTATTGACCACCACTAGAAAACCATCCTGATGGCCATCCATTAGATTCTGAATATATTGTAGGTGTTCTTTGATTCGTTAACTGTACAATAGTTCTTCGTAATACAAATCGTTCTTGCGCTCTAAATTCTGGTTCTATCATCGCTAATGATTCCATATCCATTCTATCTTGAAAGATCTTCCTACTTGCACCATACGCTATATATTGAGACCACTGTCGTAACTCTGGTTCTTGAGTATTAAGAAGCATCTCAGTTGGTTGCGTATAGACTTCAAAGTTAACCGAATATACTTTGTCGGGAACAGGTCTCAAGGTGAGCGTATCGTCAAAATTGAGCATTAATTGAGGTATAGAAACTACTGTAGGTACACATTGAGAAAATATTTGTTGTGTTGCAGCAGGTGCTACAGGAAATGTAACAACATATTGCCCGGTAATATAGTTAACATAGTTGTTAGCATTAAATAATCCTGTTGGAGCACTATTAATTGCGACAAGTTCACCGAATCCAGGAAAGTTATTAACCGCTGGCGCACCATGATTACCTGTTAACAAAGGTACATCATGCATAGCAATACCATTATTACTTGAATCAATTGAGTTAAACAAAACAGTTTTACGCAGAGTAATAGTAGTTGGTGCGGCTACATTAGTTGGTAAATAACCTGTATTTGATGGTAAATATCCTGTAAAAGCTGTAGTGACACCATCGCCAATAGTATTAAGAGCAGATATTGCTTGTACTTGTGGATATATGCCATACAGTTGTTCCCGTGACTGTGTATAAACCTTACGTTGACCCGCAACAAAAAGTGGCTCATGAATACTGATATATTTGTTTTTAAAGTTGTAGAACTGGTTGTTTGTATTAATTGTCTCATCGGCAAGGTTTAACGGGTATGTATCGACGTATGGTGTTGTATAAAACGTAAATGTCTTGCGTAGATTGAATAATCTTAAAGACTCTGGCAAATCGTATAATATGAATGTATTGATATAGTCATTAATATCACTGTTTGAAAGTTGCATGGTAGATGGAGCACGTACGAGTCTACGTACCTTTGTATAAATCTGTGATAATGTGGTTAAAGCTGGCATTATTACCCCTTTTTCAAGGCAAAATATTATCTGGTAACACGTTTCTTGTTGCTTGATCTAGCTGAGAGTTAACTTCCCCAATTGGTACAACTTGAGGCCATTGCGTTGTATCTGCTGGCACGTTAAATATATCAAAACGTGTTGTATCGATATCAACTGAAAATCTTGTTGCATCGATGCGTGTTATAGAACTCTTAAAATGATCAATTTGGATCATTCCACAATTTAATGGTATATATAAACGTACTACAAGACCTGTTAAGTAGTTATGATCAAATGCTGTTGTCAAAACAGCGGGAAATGCATTAGTTATTGCGGTTATTTCTCTCATAGCAGGTTGGAATATCGGGTATTGTTCGGTAAGTAGTGGCATGATATCCTTAATACGAAGCTTTAACTACTTCGACAATACCTGATGATTCTTCAAGTCCTTCAATATCAACGAATTCAAGAGAATGGAAAGCATATCGTCTAATTTTCTTAATTACCTGCATAGTTTGTCCATCAGGAGAATAAGCACCGATCATCTCTCTATCACCTGGTAAAAATGCATATTGAGGGTAAAAACCACTCTTATTCAGATGCTTAGCAACGCCTAAAGGAATGGAGTAAACTTTACCATCTTCAAGACTAAACTGTTCTACAGGATCTTCTTTATATGCTTTAAAGCAGAAATTGAGGACTCCTCCATCAACTTCATAATATTTAAACATACCTTTAACAATCTCACGGTCTTTGTCGCGTTGATATTTAAGTTTGTTTTCTGGTCTCTCTAGCCTATGAGAATTCTTTTTTACTTCTGTTGTTTCTAAATTTTCCATTATATTCCTTTTTTAAGAATAGGGGGGAATCGTGCGCCCCCCTGCACTTTATTACTACGAATTAATTACATATTCCAGGATTTACCAGCAACCCAATAAATAACATCATTGTTTGTTCCTGCTGGAGCCAACAAGCGTGTTGCGGCATCATTACCAGCACCAAGAATCATTCCGATTGCACCAGTATTCCTGGTTGCATCAGTCAAGATATTTTCATATGGATGCTGTGCAGCTATGCCGACTGGCACCATCTGTGGGAACTGACAAGGAGCAGAACCAGCAAGAGGCCAAGCAAAGGCTGTATATGCTGTTGTATTGATATCGATAGTAAATGACAGATTGTTCGGTGCATCTACTGTTAATACAGTTGCAAGAACGTTGTCGAGTTCCACCATACCTAGGCCACTATATACAGGGACACTGAAACGTACCTGTTGCCCTACCGTTAATCCATGAGGAATAGTAGTAGTCACTACAGCATTAGCTGCTCGTGTTACATTACATACTGTTCTATTGCGTGGATAAAATAGAGGGTTGTAGGGAATTACTCTATAATGACCAGCACCGCCAAGAGCGACCGTACTAGCTAATGTAGGAAGAGTAAACCTTACACCAGCAACAATAGCAACTGGAGAGAAATCAATACCGCACAATGTTGGAGCTGCTGCAATGCTATCTAGCCTAACAATTGATTGGAATGCTACGAGACCGGCAGTATTAGCGGTAGAAACGACTGGGGCAGGTACTGAAGTAGTTCCAGTAGTTACTATCTGTGCACCAGGAGTATTAACCGAGGTATCGTAAAGTGTAAAACCATTATTTGCTGCAATTTCAGCAACACCAATTGTCGCGTCTCCGCCGATATGAGGATGGACTAATCCACGACCTGTCGCCATTCCACGCTGCCAGTAGAACGAAGTTCCAGAAGCATTAACAACCCCTATGCTATTTGTATAGTTTACAACTCTCATCCAATCTACATCAGATCTAATTGGTATATATTTAGCATTACCATCAGATACAAAAGAACCTTGTAAAATTATAGTTCCGTCCATATTATCTCCTTTTAAGCTAATGTAGTATTTAATCTGAAGAGCCAAAGGTCATTCAAAATTTTTGGACAGGCACCAAATTTGTATCCAACTGAAGCATTCATCGCTAAAGCTGAGTCAAAAATTGCAGGTCTATAGATGAATGTTGCAGACATGCCATCTTGCATAATATATGCATATGATTCCATACCTGTTACAAAAATCGAATAAACTGTTGCACCTAAGAATGATGAATTTGTGACCTTAGCACCTTGGCTTGATATCCAAAATCTTAAATTCTGAACACTGCCCCACTCTGCTTTGCCGATATTATGCTGCGATGGATATTCATTAACGTGTTTAAATTTAGCAACGTTGTTAATATCCTCAGTAAGATCAGTGTGGCAAAAGGCCATGAAAGAATTGCGTATCGGGCCTGTTCCAAATTTATCCGTGGCATCGACGTTTTCGAGAATTGTCTTAGCATCATTTGTGAGCAAAGTTTTAACTACATTACCGACATCACTTGCCGTTAATTCTGTAGGATTATCACCGTTCACGCCACCAGTACAGTTAATCTGTGAGGCAGTCGCTTGCAGCATATTACGAGTTAACAAATCCTCGGTAATCCTTAACGATACTCCCAATCTTATTGCGAGTTCATTAAGCGGTTTATCTTGCGCTTGTAATGTACATTGCTCGTTGATCTGTAAATAGGTTCCATAGAAACTAATTTCAGCATCAATATCAACTGCTGTAGCCATCTGTGGTGGTGGTGTTAATCCACTATTACCCAATGGTACAAGAGCTGGCTGCAATTGGTTATATCGTCTCATGCGAAGGATTTTGCCACCTTTTGATGGCATTCTTTTGGGCATTGCTGCTAAATTGTGAATTTGGTTAGCAGTAGGAGTACTGAGAATTTTAGAGTCAAAACTCTGTTGTACTGGTGCACTTAAAGTATCCGTGGTTATGTAGGCCATGGTAATACCTCATTACTATGAATGTATATATTTTGCAAGATGGGCGAATTCTCTCCAATTTGCGCCCTGTGGTCGACGAGGCCAATTGCGTCATTTACAGTAAGCGAATCTGTTGTTACGCTACTAGAGAGTCTAATATCAAAGGGTCTCAAAAAGAAAGAAGTATGATGAAAAAGCTGCAAAAACCCCGTAATGGTTTAATACGGTTACATGTTTCAGTAGAAAACTATGAATATCTTTTAATTAGAGCAATCGCTCAAAAAAACAATACGTCTATATCAAGTTTATTACTCCCATCTATATACAAATTCTTAGAAGATTATATTAAAGATACAAAATCTAAAAAATAGGAAGAGAATGCATTTATACACGATAAATACATGTGGCTGTGCCTCTTCTAATCCTGGAGAATCTGCTATAGGAATCGAAATATATGATCACAGGGAAAACAAAGTATTACTTTCATATGTGACTCATATAGGATTCAAAAGTAACCATTATGCCATTCATGTAGCAATCATAACAGGTGTCTATTGGTTCAGATCTTTACAGCTCGATGATTGTGGCACAGTTGTTTTACGATCTAACAACTTATTGATACTGAAAAAATCTAAAAAATATTTTGTGCCGTATGATATTAACAACCTTAAAAAGATGGATCATCTCTATTTAATGGAGAGTCATTTTTTAAAAGATTTAAATTATGAGATTGCTAAAGATCAAGAAAATGGATCGTTAAAGCGTATTGTTCAAGGTGCGACAGTAAGGAGTGGTTACCCCGTGAATAAATTGTTGTTAAAGATGTTTGAATATTTCAATATTGATCTAACAGCCGACTACAAAAGTGACCCTATTGAAACAGCTGTTTACATTGACAAGTTACATAAACTAATTGATTTTGTTGATAAATCGACAGGGGACCCTGTAAAGGTATCGGTGCTGCAGATGGTTATTTTCAAGAATTACGATATTGAAAATCATTGTCTAACACTAGAACTTGACCAATCAGAAATATTCTTTAGGGATGGTATTGTCGATCTTTTGTCAAAAAATTTAGTACTCAACAAATTATGTGAATTGTTTGATGACTCTAAATTGATTGTAAAATTATTATAAGTTTATGGAGATTGATCTCTGGGTTGAATTTAAATATTGTTGCGAGCAATGGAGTCATGTATTAGAGGATGCCCAACAAGGGGTACAACCATTTGAACGTATGCTTTCACTTGTTAGCATAAAAACGTTTGATAGGGTTAAAAAACATCTTCTCATTGTATATAATCCTAAACATGCTGCAACCATTCGGTTGTTTAGTTGCAACCAAGAACTTGTAGGATTTATTCAGAAATATTTTGGTAAAGTAACTGTAGAATTTAAAGAAAATAATAGTATTGTAGCCCATTCGGATGATAGATTATTTAAGCAGGAATCGATCATTAATGAAAATAGATGAGGAAGAAGCCATATAATTAGACTTATATACATACAAGGAAGGAAAATGATGAAGATATTTAGTATCATGTTCTACTCGTTAGACCAAATTGGTGATCTTAATTGTAGCTATGAGTGTGAAATAGAGGAAATCATGCTTAAAAAAGCAGTTGATATTATGAATACCGATCTTCCCCAGAAATTCATTGAGTGTAATGGTGCTATTGTTGATATTACAAAGTTTCCTGTTATTGAATTTTGTGAAATTGAGGGAGAATTGTGAAGAAACTATTATTTCTTTTGTTAATATTCTGCAACTCTCAGGCGATGGTACAAAAATCTCCTGGAATGTACAATTTAAATAAATACTCTCTCTTTTCTAATGATGGTGAATTAACTACCATAACAGGACCAATGTATGCTGGAAAAACAGCCAACCTTATATTGTATGTCAAATTTGCCCGTGAACAACGGATAAAGTACTTGGCGTTCAAACATACCTTTGATACAAGAACAGAGAATACGCTCAAGTCTCGTGCTTATGCTGAGGAGATTCCCTGTATTTCTACATCATCAGCTGAGTATATTTTACTTAAAGTTCTACAGGAGGAACCTGAGGTCGTATTTATTGACGAGGTACAGTTTTATTCTAATAAACTTATTAATGTTATCGATACAATGATCAAAGCAAAAATAAATGTTGTTGTATCAGGTCTTGATACTAATTTTAGACGTGAATCATTTGGGACTACAATTACTCAATTGGTACAGAGATCTAAGAACAAAATTAAACTTCAATCACGATGCAACCTTTGTAATTGCCATAATGCAGAATATACACAACGTCTTGTTAATGGCATGCCGGCCCTATCTAGCGACCCAGATATTATTATCGATGATGATAAAAGTCTAGTTACCTATGAGCCACGATGTAAAAATTGTCATATTTTGCTTTAAAACATTCGATTTATTCATTATATCGATAAGCCATGTAATTATTGTAATATATTTTGATTAATATATGTTACTTACATGGCTTATTTTTCATACATTTTTTAAAAGAGATATCATTCTCTTAAGAGGATTATTTTATGAATAAATTATTTATTTTATTTCTTTTTCCATGCATAGTTAACGGTATGGCTATTAAAGAGAAGAATTTTATACAATCAAGTAAAGTTGATGGTATCGAACTGTCTTATCATAAGGATGGTTTTTGTGTACAAAAAGATAACAGCAGCTACAAAATCCCTTCATACAATGTATCAAAAGAGCTAAGGCACCGTAGTAAAGAGGAATTGCGATCATATCTGAAGACTGGTTGTCTAGAGCTTAAAAGAATGTCTGATGCGAGTTACAAAATTGAAGGACATCAACGAGGATTAGGGGCAGGACCTTTTACAGGCATGGTTTTCGGTCTTGTTACAGCTGTTGGTGGATGCGCTGGGACACTTGCGGCTACAATCGTATCTATACCTTCAACAGGCCCAGGCTGTATTTTTGTTCTCGCAGCTGGTGCAGCGGCTACAACTAAGGCAACAATTGCAGCAACTATTGTAGGTGGTGCTTTACCGCTCCCATAAAGGTAACACAAATTAGAACTGGGGTATCATGGATAATAACTTAATCTATTATATTAAATTGATTATTTATGGGTTCACAATGGCCGCCTTTAATGCAATATCAGTTGTTTATGTCGATGGTTATGTGAGTTTTATCAAAATTTTCATAACTACTATACTATTTTCATATATATTGTGGGCTGCTCGTGAATATTACCCAATTATTGGCGAACCCAGGAGTTTAAAACCATTTTTAATATGGACTCCTTTGATAGTATGTTCTTTAGCACTTACACAGTTTTATAATTATAGTATAAATGATCATTTTGAACTCAATTATCTGATTATTAATTCTATTTTAATGATCTCAATGGTTATTGTCGTAACTAATTTTAGATATATCGATTAAATGATATTTTAACATGAATGAATTTGCCCCAAGGAAGAAGTAGACAAAACCTTGGGGCAACCATCACGACTTTCGTTTACTATACAAACTTAAGTGGTTTTTACAGTACTCCGTGATGAATTTACATGTCCGCGTAACGACACATCTCTGCGTACAATCTCTTTTTATCATCTTCAGTTAATCCGTTAGCAAATGCATTAGCTTTGTTTAATGCGGATTCACCCTGTTGTGGTGATACTGCATTAACGTTCTGTGGTTTACTGAGATTTTTGTTAATTGCCTTATCTTGTGAGCTAAAATCATTTGGATTGATATTAAGTTTTGTTATTGCTTGGTGCGCTGCCTTGGCTTTGCTGTACAGATCAGGGTTAGCGTTAATAGAGGCTGCGAGTTCTGGGAATTGTGACTGTAGTATATATAATGCATCTTGAGAGACTACTTTATCGAAGTCTGGAAACTCTGAGCGGATTCTACTCTCTGAGAATGCTTCTTCTGCCTTCTTTTGGCTTTTTGTAAAGGAATCTTCTAATTTTTTGAGTTTTTTCTCATATGCTTTAAGATGTTTACCTTCGACCAGATCATCATTATTAATCGGATAATTTTCTTCTTCATCGCCTCTCTCTACGGGTTGTCTATTCTCATATTGCTGGTTTTTTCTATAATACTCATCGCGTTCACGTTCTAGACGTTCAGCCTTCTCGCGTAACTGTTTAAATGACAACTGCGCTGCTGTTTCTACTGGTGCTGCAACCGCTTCTGCAGGCTGTTCCAAAACAGTATCTTGTTTAACTTCAGTTTCTACCTGAGTTTCTAATACTTTTTCTGTTTCCATTGCTAACTCTCAATGATTAAGTGTCCTGATTCTTCTTTTTCGTTACTTAATTTCTTGGCAACATTTAAAAGTGTACCGTTAAAATAATCAAGTACAAATCTTAACAGTTGGTATTGTTCTGGCGGGCATAATTCTTTATGGTCCCGCATAGCAATTGCATAATCTTCAGTTGGTAATGTCCACATGTACAAAGGTCCATCCCAATCCTTATTGCATTGATATACAGATTGGTCGAACTGTGGTGTAGGGCATGAATTTCTTGACCAGAATTTTGTATGGATTTTACTTGTAGCAGGATCTTTTTTAAATGTGCTGACAATATAGAACAAATGCCTATAATTATTTTTATTTTTATTGAAACATTCGTATAAATCTTTATCGTAACTGTCTAAGGCAGCATTACGAAGATCGGATACAATGATGTTACTTCTCTCTCTTTTTTCCATCGTGATATCCCTTTTTTTAAAATATCACTACCATCATATACACGAATTTAATTCTAAAGTAAGTCCCAGTTTTTTTTAAAACTGGGGAATAAATAAGGAGGGGAAATTATTTCTTGTTCTTACAAGGTTTAGATCCTTTTTTATCTTCTTTGACAGAATTTAAAAATTCTTTTTTAAGTTTAGGTTTCTTAAGTTTCATTTTCATATTTTCTCCTTTAAATATTGGGCCCTGATTAAACAGAGCCCAATTAATCAACGGTTCTGGCTATTATCATCGTTCAGTATAATGGAAGATTTCTTATAGCGTTTAGCTTTTATCATGTTAGCAGGTTTGCCTATGATCTTATTGAGAATCTTCTGCATCTTAGGATCGCGAACCATTACCGCCATATTATGCCTTACGTGGTTTAGTAGCACGACGGATCATTGCCCCATCACCATTTTTCTGAGAATCAATACCAACAATAGTATCATCATACTCACAAGGCATGTTGTACTCGTTTGGTTGATACTTTTTAATAACAGTGTTTTCAGGCATGAAGGACATTGCGCTAGGATTTTCTGTAATCATAGCTGCTGATTCATGGTATCTTTTTGCCATATTTGGCCTTTCTGTGAACTGCCGATATAGTATCGACAATGGTTATCCCATCTACAACAGAGGGGTTATTTTAGTCACTTTGACTCAACTTTTTTTAGCTCACTATAATAATTATTTTTCTCATATAAGTGAGATAGAGCGATCTTTGCAGTCTTAATTGGATCATCATTAGTTATATTAGTCTTAGGATTTTTAGTTCCATGTTCTAATTCAACTTTCATCCCCATTTCGAACTGTTTAGGGTTGATCTGTTTCCAGTTAACACCAAGTTCGTCACCAATATCCTTAATTTTCTTATTCAAATTATTCCTTTTATTCCTCAGAAAAGGTCTCGATATATGCTTCTAAATAATCTTTAAGTAAGATTATTTCCTCCTCCGGCAGCTTCTTGATTATCTCTATTATTACTATTAACTTCTGCAGTTTTTCGATCATTCACAGCCCTTCCTGGTTTAACTGTAACATCAGAATCACCGTTAGCATTATCCTGTTCTTGCGCTTTAACGAGGTTATGCATCTCTAAAAGTTGTTTCATATGGCTTAAATCTATTCCATCAATCTCTTTCATTGCTTTAACGAGATCTAAAAGAGCAGAATCTTCATCTTTAACTGCCTGAGCGCGACGTTCTTGAGCAAGTGCTTCATTTTCTTGTACTCTAGATAGGCGTTCGATACCAAGACCTTCGTTCGCTGTAGCCTGAGATTCATTAAGTTTGATCTGAGATTGTAATTGCATCATCTGCAACTCTGCTTGTCTTTGTTCCATTTCTTGTTTTTGTTGTTGCGACTGTTGGATAGATTTTATAAGTTCTTCTTTGTTCTGCAATAGACATGAGTCTAATAGGACGTTATCTGGTACAGCAACACCCATCTCTCTTAACTGGATCAACTGTGCAAATTGTAACTGTTTTTGAGTTTGAGTAAGTACAGCCTCTTCAACGTGTGCGTTATATACACCGAATGACTTATTGTAGAACTGTTGACTAGGCTCGTCACCGCCGAGTATTTTCTTTATTTTACCAGGAGTATAGTTAGCTTGAATCACGTCTATCATAAGTTTGCCAAGTTGTCTTTGTGACCTATCAAGTTGATCAAATAAAGGCTGTAAGGTAACAAGAGAAGCATTTTGTCTAATCATGGACAATAAACCAGCAACATCATTAGTAGGAGTACCGAGTAATTCCTCACTAATACCGGATATATCATTCATTTCTTTACCCAACATCTCAGATAACTGAATAGTTGTTGGTGGTACTATTGGAGACTGTATTTGCTCCGCATCGGTCATTTGTGCTTCAGTCTTAAGAGCGATTCCCTTACCCTGTCCAGCCATAAATATATCTGAAGGATTGACTAAGCAGTCCTCTTTATACTTCCAACCAGAGTTTACCTGACTCTCTAAAATATCCAATTCTATTGCCTTACGGCGATTGTATAAGAATTGTGCATCCCTGAGGCCTCTGACCATTCCTTGTACGCGATAATTATAATAGGGAATTTGTGGATTATAATAGGCAGTTACAGGTATAAAAGGGTAATTATCTATACCCATTGGATTGTAGGAATTAAATAGAACTTGTCCTCCAGCAACTATAGCTAGCTTAACCGTAGGAACCTCTGTTTTCTTCATAGTGATTTGAGGGTAAGTCTGTAAAAATAGATTTAGGCGATCATCATCTTGGCCACGCCACTCTTGTACTTCACCAGTTTGTCTATCTACAAGAATAAGTTGCTCTCTATAATCTCTATAGTAGAACTCATCATACGCAATCAGGTTGCTCATGTTATAACCGAGGGATTCTGGTTGGTACTGAAACTTTCCGTCGCGCATGGTGTCATTTTGGAGGTTTTTAATAATATCTGATGCTGTAGGCATGAGACTTAATATATCTCTCTTGGTTAGATAAGAACGTTTCCATATAAAATGGCAGTCAGAAAGATCAGCGTTTCGAAAGAATGGGTCGATTATAAATGAATTGTAATCAGTTTTAGCTACTTTAATATCACCTGATATAGGATCATTTCTAAAATCTAACCAGAGCTGCAAAAGAGACATGCCAGAAATGAGAGCCTCCTTAAAGGTATCTGATATGGTTTCGAGGACATATTCTCTATTATGTACATAGTCAAAAATCTTTGAAAACTGATCTGCTGTCTTCTGGTCCGCATTCTCTACAGGAACACATACAGTTTGTTTGCGGTTTTTTCGCTGATTACCTGAAACAAGATCGATTTGTTTACGTATCTTGTTAAATATAAAGGTTTTGCGCATAGGACCTGGAACACCAGCCCAATATGAATTAAAGGCTGATTGGTCGCCACTGTAAAATTTATGATCTAAATCAGCCTCAGAGGCATAGGTTAGATTTATCGTAATTGATTGCATGTACAAATGATTCATATACTCAAGTATATTGCGATCACCTGAATCTACATATTTAGTATCAAGCTCTTGAAATATCACTACTGCCCCTTTTTCAATTGAGCGTTTTTCGTTACTTCATTAGCTTAAGTCCAGAAGGTATTTCAACGCAATGATTTATTGATTGTTGATCATATATATAAGAGTAATTATGCAGAGTAGACTCAAAATTCCTATGATTAAGAAGATGAAACTAAGGATTGCTTCTATTACTGATAATATATTCATGTTTTTTTAACCCTTCATTGTATGTATTAAGAACATCTTTCAAAGAAAACACAAAAATATAGAAAATCAAAAGCAGCCATAATTTAGTAGTATCTTCCATCACCATGGTTCTTTCTTAAATGGTCTAGCTGTATCATTAAGCATCATAGCTTCTTTATATCTTTTATCTAATTCTTCCGCTGATAAACCATCACGCATTTTTGGTAACGAAACGCACAGATACCTAAAAGCATCAGCAAAATGGCTATCACTATTATGTAACGGACGGTCATGATAGACTTTTCGTTTACTATCCCATTCCTGTCTATAATTCTCCAGTGCCTTGATCAATGGTGCACAGACTTTTTCATCAATCCATATTTTGCCGAAAACAGAACGGCACGACTCTATACCATCCATAAGGCTTACGTTATTCGATAAAGTGAATTTGATTCCTAGTTCTCTTGCCTTAGATATTCTAGTTTGTCCTGAACCCCATTCTTTGACAGCTATGTCATGTGGCGCTATATGACGACCCATAGTATACGGCTTAGATTTGATTACATTGACGTAATGCTCGAGACCTTCTTTGTTCTTTTCATAGCAATCAATTATTCGGACTGTTTGCCCTATACATTGGAACCATATGATAGTTGTTGAATCACGGACCCCAATATCCCAAGCAGTATGAACAGCGAAACCTGGTTCCCAAGGTACATTAGTAATCTGTCCCTTAAGACGCATGCGATCAATATATTTTGCATAATAACTACCTTCAACACCAGCAGAAAAGTCACACCAGTATTCCTGGCGTGCAAGATCTTCACTAACTTCGCATGATTCTATCTCTTTTCTAATATCAGCAAGTGAAATATGCCCACAATCTTCAACCGTAAGCTTGTAACAAAACCAGTCTTTAGAGTGACTTGCTATCTGATAGAGAGTATAGAAATGATTATACCCTCTCGGTGTACTCAAGAATACAACTATACCATTATTTGCATTCATGATAGGCCGCACAAACTGATATGCGCGTTCATCTGAAAGAGACCATTCTGAAAATACTATCATGCGTGGGTTTGTACCAATGAGAGAAGTATCGTACGTATCTGAGCCCATTAGCTGAATAATGGAACCATTTATAAGTGAGATCTTCATCTCTTGTATATTAATAGCCTTAATAAGTTCTTTTGGAATATAGTCGATAAATTTGTTGCCATCTATGGTAATACTGTCAAAAATTACCAAACGACATTGTCTATAGGTCGGCAGGCAATAGAAATAGTTACCTATCTCCATGACTGCTTTACGTATGATCAAATTCCAAGCTGTTAAATCTTTACCTGAACGACGACACCATAGGGCTAGTACTTTTCTATACCCTTTATTTAATACAGCATCAAGGAGAGGTAACTGATAGTCCCGCGGTTTATATTTATCTAATCGTACCTGGGTTTCAGTCGTCAGATTCATCAGGCTCCAATTTTGGCACATTAGGACAATCCTTAGTTTGCTCCATCACAACTACATAGCTCTTAGAATTGTCTTCGGGTTTATTCTTAATACCATGTTCCCATTCAAATAGTTTCTTATATCTATCGCAATAGAGATTAAGATCCTTGTGAATAAGTGTATGAGGTATTTTACTCTTTAAAACATCTTCCCTTAACTTATCCCCTATTGCTTCCATCAATTCATTATAGGCATCTTTTAAATTAGGGTATTTGTGTAACCAATTTTCGAGTGTTCTCACCTCAACTTTAAAAGGCGCATCAGGTGATTTTAGATAATAAGATACATGCTTAGTACTCTCACAGTTTTGTGCACATTTGAGAAAATATTCACATAACGAGTCCAATTTGCGTGTGTCTAATAGTTCTTTTTTTCCTGATATCACAGAGTAATATTGTTCAAGTAAAGGCCTTACTAGACCTCTTTTACTTGTGCGAATCTCTTTTGACTGATCAGACTGTTCAATTGTAGAGTGTTTTGGTTTAATTTGTGTTTCTTTTTTTTTCATATAGCATCCTCAAAGTAAAACTCAGTTCTTGGCTTACGTGAATAACGCTTAGCAGCTGTTATCTTCACCACCCTCTGATCGTCCGCATATAGTACCCCATTACATACATCACAGAGAAGTTTTAACAAATTATCCAAATCTGGACGCGACTCCACATATGTCCCCTCCAACTTGTCCGATTTATATATAGATAAAGGCATGAAGAAATCAGCAAACAAATGTTGTGGTCCTGTTAACATAGGCATATCATCACGTTGCCGTTCTAAATCTATCGAAAGGATAAGTTTGTGTTCTTTTTGCGAGTCATAGACATGATTATTTGTAAACCGTGGCCTAGATAAAGCCTTAGGATTGCCCATCAAACAATATTTCATACGTGTCTCCTTCTAACGTTGTTTGGAAATTGACCAAACTGCTATAAAAACCTTTTAGAAAAGTATAATGGTTCTGCGAATAGAATGATATGCGTATCAATAAAAACAGTTCTTATATCGCATAAGCCAAAATGTCAAAGTCCTCTGGTAAAAACGAAAACTTAATCTTAAGTTCATTAGTCCAATTAGTTTTCATCATGTCGTACAAAAAGTGCGGCATCTTCGATAATGCAATGCGACGATCATTAATTATCTTGTTACATTCTTCAATAGGTGAAGATGGGGCCCCGAGGGGCGGGGGATTATTTAATAGTTGGGTTTCTTTATGTGTATTGATCTTGGGTAGTGGTTTAGCAGATTCTTTGATGTGTAGATCTTCTTCAAAGCATTCCTCGTAACCATCTTCCTCAAAGTTGTACTGGGGGGACCACTCTTGGGGGGCCAACTCTTGGGGGGC